TCCCGTACTCCGCGTTTGGGATCGGTAATCGAAAGGGGTAAGCCATGCCCGAATTGTCGAATGGCTGTCTTTTTTGCGGGGGCAACGCGGACGAGCCTAATCACGCGGCCCATTGCGACGGGCGACAGGGGCAGGTTGAAGCGACGATCCCCGACGAGCCCACGATCGCATATGAACCGCTCGGGCATGTCCGGACGTCGGACCCGGATACGTCGCACGAAGCCGCGTCGATCAACGAGCTAGGTAAAAAAACACAATGCCGGATGATTTACGGAATTATCAACGCGCGGATACTCGGCGCGACTTGTGCCGAAATTGTCACGGCCACGGGTTGGGAGCATCAAAGCGTCTCGCGCCGAATAACGGACATTTGCCAACAAGGATTTGTACGCGATAGCGGAACGCGTCGACCGAATCCGCGATCGGGTCGACGTCAAATCGTTTGGGTAGCGGTCGCGTCATGACGTACCACGTTGGCGATCGGGTCTGGTATGTGATTTCCGGGCTCGGGAATGTCCAGCCCGTATGGGTTGCGGCCGTCGTCCAGCGGGTCACAGGGGCCCGCGTGGGGCTCCGCGTGAGCGGTCGGGATCGTCGCGTGCGGTACGTGAGCTCGTCTCGCCTGACGACCGACGCGCCCCCGCCCGGAGTCACGACCATCGGATTATTTCTCGCGCCGGATCCCCTAACAGGGCAATGGGCTCGGGCCGAATGGAATTCCCCAATCGAAAGCACAACCGCAGGGCCCGAATTGGCGCCAGAAAGGGTCGCGATTGCAGGGCCAGAATTGGCGCCCCCAGGGAACGAATTGCACGCGCCCCAGGAAGCCCCCCCGGGGGGGTATATCGCACCGTCCCGAAAAGGAGACAGGGGACCGGTCCCCGCCCTCGCGCACGTTTTCGCGGAAAACACGCGGAAACATCAATGAAAATGGGGTCAAAAATGGGGTCAAAACAGTAAAAACAGGCCTAAAAACGCGAAATCGCGAAAACAGGCCGGAAATCACCAGGTGCACAAGGGTTGTCAGGGGGGATCGGGGGTCGATTATGCAAGGTCTGGATAGCTTGCCCGGGCGGATCGTCGTATGTGCCCCCGCGGAGTTCCCCGCGCTGATTCCTGGGGACATTTTCGGAACGTGTGCGGTGTGCGGGCGCCGCGTCCGATTTCGGCCCCACGTCCCCGCCGTGCGGTCGCTCGTTTGTCTCTTATGTTTTTTCGTCCATGCTGAGCCCGGGGACGCGTGCGAATTGACCCCGGAATCGTGCAACGAGCTCGCCGCGTTGGGGATGGGGCCCAATGTGCCGAAATGTTGAGAATCTGGCGGGCGATCGTCGGATGTTCTCACCGGCATTGCTACCGTGAGCGGCGACTCTTGTACGGGCTAGAGGTGCTACATCTTGTGTGTACGGCGTGCGGCCGCGCAACCCCTATGGTACCGCGCACGACGGCCGAACACCGTGCCGCGCTACAGTCGGCAAAGCGGCTAGGTAATTTGAATTGACCGAATACGCGCTCCTAGGGCTCGCGGTCGCGTTGAACCTGTACCTGTCGGCCGTGACGCTCGCCCGCGTGCGGGGGATCCGGACGCAACTAGCGGTACTCACGCTCCGCGTGACGGAAACGGCCGAAACAGTCGACGCGCTCGACGCGGATTTACGGGGCAAGTCGAATGGGTAATTGGAACTCGGGTCGACGTCCGCAACCGTCCGCGTTGAAAGTGTTACGCGGCAACCCAGGAAAGCGGCCGCTCAACGTCGACGAGCCCACGATCCCGCCCGCCGATCCGTCATTCGATCGCCCGCCCGACGAGCTCGCGGACGACGTCGGCGCGTCGGCGGAATGGCGACGGGTCGCGCCGATACTGCGGGCCGCGGGGCTCGTCAGTGAAACGGAGCGGGCCGCGCTTACAGCCCTCTGCCAACAATGGTCGCGCTATCTGGCCGCGCACGCGCAAGTAATCGCGCTCGGTATGTGTATCGAGACGACAAAGGCGGTACCGATCCCCAACCCGTATTTGCTCGTTGCGGATCGCGCGTTGACCCATTGCTCGCGGCTATGGTCGGAGCTCGGGCTAACCCCATCGGGCCGCGCTCGCGCCCGCAAGCTACCGTCGTCGTCGCCCGATGGTAAGCGGCCGTCGAAATGGGCAGGGTTGTTGACATGAAAGCCAACCCGAACGGGCCCGCCCGTAAAGTCGAAATCGTAGAAATTGGCGATCGTATTCGCTTTTCTGTAGCCCTACTGCGGCACTTGTACGAAATGCCGGAGTACGAGTCCGTTCTCGTGGAAGTTGCGGCTATTAAGATCGCGCCCGATGGCGCCAAAGTACTCATCTTAAATAGCCGCGAGGAATTGTGAAAGCCAACCCCAACGGGCCGGGCCGCAAAGTCGAAATCATCAACAAGCTAACCCATACGAAAGGGCCCTTCGCGGGGCAATCCTTCAACCTGCGACCGTGGCAAGAGCGGCGAATCATCCGACCGCTATTCAAAATCGACCGCGCGACCGGCAAGCGCAAGCATCGGATGTGCCTGTTAATGATCCCGCGCAAAAACGGCAAAACGGAACTAATCGCCGCGCTCGCGATCGATGGGTTGCTATTCGACGGGGAAATCGGCGCCGAAGTGTATAGCGCGGCCGCGGACAAGGATCAAGCGGCGTTAGCGTTCAACGTCGCCGCGCAAATGATACGGAATGACCCCGACCTGTCGGCCCGTTGCGACATTCTCGACTCCCAGAAACGAATCATCGATCACAAAACGGGGTCGTTTTATCGCGCGATTTCGGCCGAAGCGTATTCGAAGCACGGTTTCAACGCGTCGCGCGTGCTGTACGACGAGCTCCACGCGGCCCCGTCCCGCGAGTTATGGGACGTCCTAACATCGTCGACTGGCGCCAGGGCGCAACCGTTGACGGTCGCGATTTCGACCGCTGGATACGACCGGCATTCCGTTTTGTATGAGCTCTACACCCACGCAAAGCGCGTCCAGGAAAATCCCGAACTCGATCCGTCATTTCTCCCGGTCATTTTCGAAGCCCCGACCGACGCGGATTGGACAAGCGAAAAAGTATGGCGAGCGGCCAATCCCGCCCTGGGCGATTTCCGATCGCTCGACGAAATGCGTACCGCGTGTGCACGAGCTCGCGAAATCCCCGCGCAAGAAAACACGTTTAGGCGCCTGTACCTCAACCAATGGACGGAGCAAGCGTCACGTTGGCTCGCGATCGCCGCGTGGGACGCGTGCCGAACGTCGATCGACCGCGCGACGCTCCGCGGCCGTCGTTGTTTCGTCGGGTTGGACCTGTCGAGTACCACCGACCTAACTGCCGCGGTCGCCGTGTTTCCGGATGGGGACTCGTTCGACGTGCTCCCGCATTTCTTTATCCCCGCTGAGAAAATACAGCAACGCGTCACGCGCGACCGCGTCCCGTACGACCAATGGGTCCGCGACGAGCTCGTCACGGCGACCCCAGGGCCCGCGGTCGATTACGACTACGTCCGCAATCTACTAGTGGCATGGGACGACGAATTCGACGTCCGCGTCGTCGCCTATGACCCCTGGAATGCGACGGACCTGGTGCACCGGCTCGAAAAACAGGATGGGTTTACGTGCGCGAAAATGCGACAAGGTTTCGCGTCGCTCTCGTCGCCCAGTAAATCCCTCGAAAAAGCGGTCGTTTCCAAACGGATCCGCCACGATGGGCACGCGGTTTTGCGCTGGAATATCTCCAACATGTCGGTAGAATCGGACGCGGCGGGCAATATCAAACCGTCAAAAGAGCTCTCGACGGAACGGATCGACGGGGGTTACGCACTGATTATGGCGATCGACGCAATGGAGCGGAACGACCATACCCCGCCCCCGTCGTATCAAATGATTATCCTAGGGTGACACGATGGCGAATCGACCCGGGCGCCCCCCGTTGGATCGGCTGGATAAATCCGTCGTCGTTTCGCTCGTCGTTCCGTCGCGTGTTTTCGACCGTGTCTATCGGCTCGCGCAATTCGAACGGTTAACGGTCCCCGAAATCATCCGTCGCGCGTTGCGTAATTCTGAGAATAAAAAAACAGAAACTAGTTGACGGGTAACTGTCGGGGCGATGCTATCGCCCGACGTGATCTATCACGCGCACGCGGTTCTCACTGTCAAAGCGGCCGAAGGTCCGACCCGCCGCATTGCCGGGACCGCGACGACGCCCGCAACCGATCGAAGCGGCGACACGGTCGATCCCCTGGGCGCCCGCTTCACCAATCCGATCCCGCTACTCTGGCACCACGATAAAGAACGGCCGATCGGGGTCGCAACCTTGCACGCCCCGACGCCGAACGGGATCCGATTCGACGCGATTTTTCCAACGGTACTCGAGCCCGGGCCGCTCCGCGATCGGATCGAGGAAGCATGGCAGTCGATTAAAGCGGGACTGATTACGGGCGTGTCTGTCGGGTACCGCGTGCTTGAGGGCGGGATCCAAATTCTCAAGAGCGGCGGCCGACGCTTTACGCAGACTGAAATCTGCGAAGTCTCGTTAGTGACTGTCCCCGCGAATGTCTACGCGACGATCGACGTGATTAAGTCGCTCGACTCCGCGTATTTGGCCGCGTCAGGCCCGATCCCTTCCGGCGTTCCGGACCATTCCAAAGTATTCGGGGCGCCGAAGGGCGCAAAGCGTATGACGACACAAGAGCAAATCTCGCAGTTTGAGAACTCCCGCGCGGCCAAAGTCGCCCGCATGGGAACGATCATGGCCGACGCGACCGACGCGACGTTGCCCGACGACAAGCGCGAGGAATACGACGGGTTGTCGCTCGAAGTCAAAGCGATCGACGATCATCTAGTCCGCGCTCGCGAGCTCGAAAAATACCAAGCGGCGAGCGCGACGCGGATCCTTCCGGGTCCGGGCCCCCGCGACGTCGGGTCCGTGCCGGTCGTCCGGGTCAAGTCCAACGTACCGCTCGGGACCGCGTTTGTCCGGGCCGCGTGCGCGAAACTCGTTTGCAACGGCAACCTGCATGAAGCGGCCGAATACGCGAAGCGTTGGGACGCGTCGACCCCGGAAGTTTCGTTGTACTTGAAAGCGGCAATCGCGCCCGGGACGTCGACCGATGCGACCTGGGCGGGCCCGCTGGTCAACCCAGGGATCGCCAACGAATTCCTCGAACTACTGCGGCCCGCGACGATCCTAGGCAAAATCCCCGGACTGCGTACCGTCCCGTTCAATACGAAAGTCCCATCGCAAACGGCGGGGGGCACGTACGGATGGGTTGGGGAGTCGAAACCGAAACCCGTTACCAAACTCGCTTTCGCGGCCGACACCCTCAGCATGACGAAAGCGGCGGGGATTATTGTCCTCACCGAAGAACTGGTACGGCTGTCGAATCCATCCGCTGAGGATCTGGTACGCCGCGACATGATCGCGGGGATCGCGCAATTTCTCGACGCGCAATTCATCGATCCAGCGGTCGCCGCGGTCGCGGGCGTCAATCCCGCGTCGATCACTAATGGCGCCCCAACCGCGGCCGCAACGACAAATCCGCTCGCGGACATTGTCGGGTTGATTTCGCATTTCGCGACCAACAATATCGGCGTCGACGGCGTCACGTTCATTATGTCCGCGGCCAACGCGCTATCGTTGGCGTTCCGGACCAACCTCGACGGTACGCCCCAATTCCCCGGCGTCACGATCAACGGCGGGACGTACAAGGGGCTAACGTTTGTAACGAGCCAAGCGGCCGGAGCGAACGTAATTGCCTTGCAACCGGCATTGGTTCTGTACGCGGACGACGGCGGGGTAACGATCGACGCGTCGCGCGAAGCGTCCCTGCAGATGGATAGCGCCCCCGCGTCACCGGCCGACGCGACCACGGTATATGTATCCCTTTGGCAGACCAATTGCGTCGGGCTCCGCGCGGAGCGTTTCGTCAATTGGAAACGCGCCAACGCAAACGCGGTCAAGTATCTGACCGCGACCGCATGGCCCGCCCCATCCGGAGCGGCCGCGGAACCGCCGACGACGTCGCGGGCCGCGCACTAGATTTTCCCGCCCCGACGCGGGGCGCGTGCTATCTGAGGGGGTAGGCACGCGCCCCGCGGGATCGGTTGGCCCATGCAACTAGAAATTTTCGGATACCAGGTCATTGCCCGCAAAGCGGTCGCGAATTTGCGCCCGCTCGATTCGGCGTCGGGCCGCGGCGGGTGGTATCCCATCGTGCGCGAGCCCTATACGGGCGCGTGGCAAGAGAACCAGGAAGTCCGCGGGGATACCGCCCTTTCATACTTCGCGGTGTACTCCTGCGTCACGTTGATCGCGTCCGACATTGGGAAGTTAGCCCTTCGGTTAATGCAGCGGGATACCGAAGGGGTCTGGTATGAAACGACCAACCCCGCGTATTCGCCCGTACTCCGGAAACCCAACCGGTACCAGACGATTAACAAATTCGTCGAGCAATGGATTACGTCCAAACTCATCCAGGGCAACGCGTACGTGTTGAAGGAACGCGACGCCCGCGGGGTCGTGCGGGCTCTGTACGTGCTCGATCCGACGAAAGTTTGCCCGCTCGTCGCGCCAGACGGGGCGGTCTATTACGAGCTCAAGCGGAACGACCTAGCGGGGCTCGGTCCCAACGCGCCGACAGACGGGCTCACGGTCCCCGCGTCGGAAATCATTCACGATCCAATGGTGACGCTCTTTCACCCATTGATCGGCGTTACGCCGCTCTACGCGTGCGGGTTGTCGGCATTGCAAGGGCTCACGATCCAATCGACGTCGAGCAAGTTTTTCGCGGGGGGCGCGAAACCCGCGGGAATTCTGACCGCGCCCGGGGCGATCGCGGACGAAACCGCGGCACGGCTCAAAGAGTACTGGGAAACGAATTTTACGGGCGCGAATATCGGTCGGGTCGCGGTCGTGGGCGACGGGTTGAAGTATGAAGCGATGACGGTCAACGCGGCCGACGCGCAATTAATCGAGCAATTGCGATGGGGCTCTGAAACCGTGTGCGCGTGCTACCACGTTCCGGCGTTCATGATCGGAGTGGGCCCGCCCCCGCCGTTTTCCAGCGTCGAGCCCATGCAGCAGCAGTATTACTCACAGTGTATTCAAAGCCTGATTACGTGTTTCGAGTCGTCGCTAGACGAAGGCTTAGGGCTCGGCGCGACGGACTACGGAACCGAGTTCGATATTGACGATCTGATCTACATGGATACCGCGACGAAAACGAAAGCGGCGTCCGAAGCGATCGGGGCGGGCGCGATGGCGCCGAACGAAGCGCGGAAAAAGTACTTCGGGTTGGGGAGCGTCAAAGGCGGGGACACTCCGTACATGCAACAACAAAATTATTCGTTGGCCGCGCTCGACGAGCGGGATCAACAAAACCCGCTTGTTGTCCCGGCGCCCGCCCCGCCCGCGCCATTGCCCGCCCCGCCCGCGCCCGATGAGCTCGCGGTCAAGCGGGCGCCCTGGGGCGCGGTCGCGCTCGCGCTCTTGCAAAAAGATTGGGGGACCGTAGCCGATGGACTCTGAGCCCCGTCCCCATTCGGACAAATGGCACCGTTGTTGGGAAAAGGTCAAAGCCAAGGGGCACGATCCCCATGCGGCCGCGGCGATTTGTACGGCGGTCCTGGGCGACGAATCGTACGACGCGTCATTCGACGATCCGGCCGTGCTCGTCGACGCGCTCGACACCGCGATCCGGACGGCCCTGGGGCCGGTCGTCGCGCGTCTCAGGGCCGTCGAAACAGCGACGTTAGAGTTAGGGCCGCATGAGGGGCGGATCGCGGCCCTGGAAGCGCTGGAGCCCGTCCCGGGCCCCCCTGGGCCAGCGGGCGCGGACGGGCTCGGATTTGACGACGCAACCGTCGAGTACGACGGGGAGCGTACGATCCTTTTGACCTGGGCCCGTGGCGACGCCCGCCGCGAGCGGTCCATCAAACTGCCCGCCATGCTGTACCGCGGGGTTTTCGCGCAAGGCAAGCTGTATGAGCGGGGCGACGTCGTGACCTGGGCGGGGTCGCTCTGGCATTGCAACGCGGACACGACGACCCGCCCTGGCGACGGGGCGCCAACCTGGACGCTCGCGGTCAAACGCGGGCGGGACGGTGCACGATGACCCTTTGGGCCCCGACCGATCCTGAGCTCGTGACGCTCGACGCCGCGAAAATACATTTACAGGTCGCGGACGACGACCACGACGCGGACGTACAGGAAAAACTCACGGCCGCGAGCGCGACGATCCGCGATTACCTGAAAGAGCGAAACGACCCGACCTGGACGCCCGCCACGGTCCCGCCCTTTATCGCGTCCGCGGTTCTCTTGTATCTCGCGCATTTGTACGAGCACCGCGGCGACGAATTCGGGCAAGACAACGACGATCGCGTATGGGGCGCGATTGCGAATCTCTGTCGACGGTCGCGCGATCCCGCGCTCGCGTAAATGGCGATCGGGGAATTTCGTCACGTCGTGCAATTTCAGACCCCGACGACGGGCCCAGACGGGGACGGGGGCGTTATCGAAACATGGGTCAACCTGGATCCCCGTTGGCCCGTCGCGATCC